AGTCAGAAGTGTAAGCACCACCAACAGATCCAAGTACCCAAGATTTCATTCTACGGTCATCAGCTTGTGAAGCTCTATAACGAACGTGTAAGAATGGTCTACGGATGTTTGTACCTAATACTTGATCGTAAACAGTTGAAGTACCAGCTGGAACTAAAATTCCATCAATAGCAGATTGAGCCATTGCTCCACGAGTAGAAGCGTCATTTAAATATTTCCAGTCAGTTTTATAGAAATCGTAAGATCCTCTACGGAAACCAGAGAAACCTAAGTTTAATGCCATTTCAGAAGAGTTTTCAAACAATCCAAAAGCAACACCACCAGCAGTTCCAGAAGAAATGTCAGCTAACATATCATCAAAGTCTAATGAAGTTTGACGGTTTAAGAACAACATGTTTTCTTCAATAGCTCCTTGAGTATCTAAGTTTCTTAAGATTGAATCAAATTCAGCTAATCCAGAACCAGCAGTAAAGTTATTCAATACATTACCTCTTTCTTCAACAGCAGAGAATAAACCTTGAGTACCTTTTTTACCAGCAGCTAATGCAGCAGATCCAGTAGCAGCTAATTCACCCTCAACAACTGACATTTCTAAGTAATCTTCAAAACGTAATCTTGTTTCAGATTCTGCTTTTAAATACCACATAAAACCACCAGCTCCATCTTCAGTAGCAATTTCTACCCAACCAATCTGAGCTGTGTCAGAACCATTAACAACATATTTGTTACGGATAATAATAGGTGAGTTAGAGAATTGTGTGAAGCTAGGCTCAATGCTAGTATAGTTGTCCCCAGTTAATGTAGACCCTTTAGCATATTCAGAACCATAAACGAAGATTTTTAAATCGTCCATACCGTCTGTAAATCCAGCAGCAGCTAATGTAGCAGCAGTATAAGGAGCAACAGTTAATGCACCAGTAGTAATATTACTAGCAGTAACAATAGCTTTAACTTCTAATCCTGTAGCAGGATTCATAATAACAATAGTCTGATTGATAGAAATAACGTTTTGTACGAAATCAGCAGGGTTAGCTGGAGTTAAGTTAACAGGAATAAGTAATGTATTTGCAGCAGCACTTACAACGTCAACACCTGTATAAGCAATGTGTAATCTATTTTGTTCTGACCAAATAACCTGATCGGAAGCCATTGGCATCTCAGCTCCTACCATACGCAAGAAACCAGATAAAGTTCTATTACCATAACGCTCTACTTCTTGTTCGTAGATCTCTGGTAAATATTGTTGAGCGAAAGATACGAAATCCGCATTGTTAGGATCCGTAAAGTTTAAATAATTTGTGTCTAAAGCTTGTTGCTTCTGGGATGGTTTAATGGTCCCAAAGTTAGGCGTAACATTTGCCATAATTTTTTAAATTTTAATTGTTAAATTTGTTTTTGATTTTCAGTTTTGTAGAATCAACACCATTAATTGCTTTTACTTTAAAACCATTTACAAATATTTCACCGCTCGAAGTTTGTCTTGGAGCCGTGCTTATATTATTTGATTTTGCAGTAATTTCTTTAATTGCATCGGCTTTCCCTTGCTCATAAAAATGGTGAGCTAAAGTATCTACGTTTTCAGCAGCATACATTGCTTTATGATAACCTTTCAAATCTGTTACTTCTCCTTTATCATTCAAGAACTTCTTGACTAAGTTAGTAATATTTGATTGTTTATCTGCTACATTCTCCGCATTTTGAACACCATATCTAAAATTTTTTTCACCTAATTTGAAATCAAAACCTTTGAAATCTTGGGTAAAGAAACTTTTCGTGTCGTTCTTAAACTTTGAATGTTGGCTTTCAACAACTTCCTGCTCTTCTTGGTAGCGATTAAAAAAGTCCATTGCTTTTTGTTGATCTTTGTTTATACTTGGTCGTAACTTTACTTCCTCGTAATATTTAGACTTAAGATCCTCTAAAAAACCTTTGGCTTTTGCAACCTCTTCCTTAAACGCTAATTTCTTTTTACGGATTTCACGTTCATCGTCCTCGTCTTCATCGTATGCAAATCGATCATCCATAAGAAAATCAATTTCATCTTCATTTAGATGAGGTCTAGTTTTTTTATAATATTCTTTTAATAATAATTCACTATTAACGTTAGAGTAATCAGCATTAAGTCGAACGTAATCTTCCACTGTTCCACCTGTCTCTTCCATAAATGAAATTAACTTCTCAACGTTCTCTGGTAATTGTTTACCTGTTGCTTCCGCTATACTAACGGCTTCTTGAGCTTCTTCAACTAATTCTTGAGTACTTGCAGCAATCTCTTCTTCAGAAACTTCCTGCAAAGCATTTATTTGAATTACTTCTTCGGCTTGCGTTTCAACGTTTTGGGCAACGATTGTGGGTTCGGCGTTTCCTTCATCCACTCTCGGCAATTCCAATTTGGTGACTTCATTGACCAACACGCTTTCATTTGTTGTTTGCTCTTGAACGGCATTTTCTTCTGTTTTAGTTTGTAAATCAACTTTTGTTACAGCCGCCGGCTTATTTAATTTGCGAGGAGCTGGTTTTGGTTTTTGCAATTTGAAGCTACCTTCTTGTTTTACTTCTTCTGACATAATATAATAATATAAAATTGGTTAATATTCTTTTACATAAGACCAAAATCAAATTCACTTGCTCCGTTATTTTCAAAATCTTTTGGCGTAGTATTGTTTTTTCTTTGCTCAATTAATTCCGATTGTTGTGTAGCCTGTATTTTTGTTCTTTGATCTTTTCTATCTTCTGCTTGTTGCAGTTTTTGATTAGCAATATCCACTTGTAATTTTGCTAATTCGAAATCATATTGAAATTGTTCGGCCATAAGTAGCTTCTTAATTTCTAATTCTTGTTGCATTCTTTGCATCTCAAATTGAGATTTTGATTGCAGTACTTGTATCTCTGTTTGTGCTAATGCTTCTCTTTTTTGAACTTCCGCCATTGCAGCTGCTTCTGATGCTTGGGCTTGTGATTCGCCTTGTGCTTTAATCATTGCTTGTTGATTTGCTTGATCTCTTTCTTGCTTTTTCTTCTTTTTGAATTTTAAAGCTTGATTAGCTAAATCTATATTTGTTATCCTGCTAAGATCAATAACATCTTCAAGATCTATGTTTCCGGCTTGCAAAGCTATTTGTATATTTCTTTGGAATGCCGCTTTCTCTTCTTCTTCTGGTTCTAATTCAAGGAAGATCCCAAAATCATGTGTATTAAGATTCTCAATTTCTTTTAATGTTTCAACATTAAATAAAGATATACTCTCTATTAATGATTGTTTTGTTAATGGGAAATTAAGTGAATCCGCAATTCTTAAAGATATATTCTCACAAGTTCTTAATGTTAAATATAAACTTGCATCCTTAATATGTCTTGTGGCTGTATTTGAATTTGCTGCAGCCATTTTTTGTAATCCCACTAACGCATCTGGATCAGGAGTGCTTCCGTCTCTTGCTTCATTCAATCCGGTAACGTCACGTATCATTTGTAAATAATACTGGTATGTACCTATTAATGCCTGTATCTTAGCATTCCCATTTGATGTTTGTAATTCTTGAATTGGTACCTTGCCGGGATTCATTCCACCGTCTTGAGACATGGAACGACCAACAATACTACCGGTTTGGAAATACATATTCAAAGCTTCCGCTGGATTATAATTTGTTCCGTTACCTAAATCAACTTCGGCTAATCCATCAACATCGACAAATACTCCATCGGGAACCATTCTTGATAATACTTGTTGTAATTTAAGATGTGTTAACTGAACCATATCAGCAAAAGTAGTTGTTCTACTTACCAATGATTCAATTCTACCTTTATACATTCTTGGAGCACAAATGTTATAATTCATCTGCACCTTTGTTGTATCAGCAAATGGTCTAGTCATATTTTCAGCCAACTTCCATTCTAACATTTTTTCAAACCCAAGAATCTTAGCGCCGGAATATAATACCTCAATACTTCTTGATACTCTTTTAAAGTTATCATTTTCTGGAGGATTAAAACTATCGTCTTTCTCTATAGCTTTTTCTAGCCCTTGCTCATTATATTTTATTTTAAATACTTGATTTGAATATGTTTTGTATTCGAAATATAGTACTTGAACAGTTGTATTATCATTGCTTTGCCCAGGGTAATTACGAATATAATTCATATCTCCCGGATATTTCTCAATCTCTTTTAAATCTTCGTCAGATAAATACGGAAATTGTTTCTTTAATTCTTCTAAACTAATAGCTTTAACTTCTCCAACATAATAAACATCTTCAAAGTTGGGGTCTTCCGTATAAGAATACACTAAGTTAGCTGGATCAACATAATCAATAACAATACCATTAGCAGGATTCCATGATGTTTTAGCACATGCAATACCTATAACTGTTAAATCATAATTAAGTCTTTTAGCAATTAAATCATATTTATTTGTTGCTAATACCTGGTTTATAACTTCCTCCTCCGCGATTTCAATTGACGGTTTATAGTCAAGTTGCAAACGCATCTCTAATTCTTCGGTAGATTCCGGCAGATCATCAGGATTAGTAGTGTTATACATATTAACACCTAATTTGCTTTGTATTTCATCCAGTAATTCGCGAGCCATCATATCTCTAATGATACCTGCGGCATAATCTGTTTTTGCTTTTGTTGAAGCAGGATCTTGAGCATAAGCTTTTATACTATAACTCTTATTTGATATACCGTTAACAACAATGTCAACAAACTTAGGTAAAACAGGAATTGGTTTCCAATCTAAATTCAAATAAGACAAATCACCATTAATTGATAATTCATCTTTATATTTCTGTATAGGTTGTTCACCTCTAGCGTAGAGTCTTAGTCTATGGAAGTTTTGCCAATTAGAACCAAATCTATCATTGCCGGCTCCTCCAACTCTATCTCCTCTAAACCATTCGTTTTCAATAGCTCTACCAACTAAAGCTCCGTATTCGAGTGATTCCTTTACGCTATCCGGTACTACCTGACTTGGAAAAGAACTGTTACTATTAGTATAAATCATTTATTATATTATTTTTGAAGTATTGCCATTATTGTCGTATTTCTTAAAATTCAAAGGCACTGCTCTTTTCTGCACCTCGTAAACGGGAGAGTACAGATGCCTATTACATGCCATTATAGCTAAGCCCGAACTAATAGAGGCATCATGCTTTGTTCTATCATTGATATTAAACCTTGCCCAGTCATTTAGTGTCTTTTGAAAATACATATCTCCGTGATAATCACCTTGGATCCCAACATAGTTTTCTATATATGTTTCAATTGCTGCTGCATGTGCTTGTATAATATCTTGACCGGAATTAGGTATACCGCCAATTTCTTTTTCTGTCGGTGATAATTTGTTCCATGTTTTATCTGGTCTATTCATTGAAAAACCTCTATATCCTCTTCGCTTAAAATAATATAACAATCGAGCTTTATTATTCTCTGCTAATATAGGCATACCATAAAACACACAAGCCATTAATACTTCTTCAAAGAATATTTCTGCCGTTTGTGGTCTGGCTACATATTCAAGAAAGAAATGGTTTGCGGGTATGTTTTCCATTGAAAATTTTGTTAACCCATGTAAAGCCCCATTAGAGCCTCTTGCGTCAACTGTTCCTGATATATCATAACTATCACAGCCAAAAGCACCACAGTGCTCATTACCAGGATATTTGATACCATCTTTTATTATTACGCGGTTTTGCAAGTATTTATCGGGAACCCAGCTAATTAAGAATCTTCCATCTTGGCTTGGGTAAAATATTACTTTTGAATCTTGTATTCCGTTTTCCCATTGAAAACTTCCACGAGTAATAACATTTGTATTTCTTAAATCATCGTTATAATCAATCTGCTCATATATTTTTGTCAAATTGAATAATGATTGTTTTGTTTCGTCTCTAAAAGCGTGTTGTTCTGTTCTTGGAAACTGACGGTAATATTCATTTAACGCATCAGAATCTCCTTTTAAACCTTCAACTTCATTTTGCCAATGCTCAATTACCCCCGTTTCAATCCAGTTACCATCAACACCTTTTATTGGTTTTGACGGAGTATCGAAGACAGGTAAGCCATAAGTATCAATGAATCCCTCGTACGACCATTCCATAGGTATGAACAAACTATATAATCCTGAAGCAGTCTGTCCATTGCGGTTTCTTTTCGTAACATCTGAATTGTAATAAAGTTTCTTAAAGTTTTCTCCCCCTTTATCTAAAGCATTTGATGTTGATCCCATCATACACTTACCGATAATTCTTGATCCTAATCGTAAACAGGTCTTAGTAACACGCCAGTTATTTAATATATTATCAGGTCGTTCCCATTTACCACTTTCATCATGTACTAGTAACTTTAACTTTTCACCATCATAGGAGTTATCTCCTGTGTTCTTCCAGTCAATAGTTGTATCTAATCCATCTAACTCTTCTAACTTTTCATTAGTATCGAGTTTTTTACGTGTAAGTTTTGATGCAGGTATTCTATATGCTAATTCTGTTTTTGGTCTATCCATACCATCTTGGATAGGTTTAAAAAAGAATGGGTAATTTATAGATATTGGCACTACTTTGTCTGTGAACATCTTTTTAGCATCTGCTCCTGACTTAGAAAGTATACCGTATCTGGAATCGCTTGATATAGTTGCTTGATTAACTAGCTCAGCAGATGACATAAATGAAAACCCGGAACGTCTATTCTTTAAATAAGACATACCGTAACATCTATTATCTGCTTTACAAGCTTCCCAGAATATAAAGAACAATCTATTAGATTCTCTGAAATCTGGTGCGCCAATATCTATCTTGCTCCATTGCAAGTACATGTAGTGCGTACCTGTTATATAAGTAGGTTTCCCATTATTATAAAATGAAAAACCTTCTTCTCTATACTTAAATTCTTGATCGATATAATCATACCAATGCTCTTTAAAAACTTCTGGATATTTATTCCAATCAAAAACATTCTTTATTTTTGATATTTCTTTTGGAATTTCTAATTGTTCCCAATATTGATCTTCCTGTTTATTAGATCTTTTATATGCCCCATCTATTAAAGGTAAAGCAATTTTAAGATTCTGTATTTCGTATATTTCACCAATCTTTCCAGTCTTACTGATAACAACAACATCATGTTCCCGGTTATATCCGTATTCCCATTTGTTGTGTCTATTCTTTTGCTTTATTATATTAGGTCTAATATGATCGGTAATTTCTCTATATAAAGTTTGTTCGTACATTATTTAGACCTCCCTTCTGCAAAACCTTTGAAAACTTTTGTTTCAGTAGTATTTTCTGCTTCGTCCATCATTCGCTCTTCTTCTTGAATGCGGCTTAATATTTCAAAGGCATCAAAAATTGCGAGCTTTTTTGTGGCTGCTGCATTTTTTAATTTGTCAGCGGATAAATCATCCTCTCCGTTTTCGAGGATAGCTTCTTCGGCTACTTTGATTAATTCTAGTACAGCTTTATGACCAGCGACTATTATATTCCTCTTCGTCTCCTTTATATCCATATTTAATTACAATATCATTAGATTTCATACAATATAATCTCTGATCATCTATGATAAATTCAAATTCCCCGTAAGGTTTGTATCCAACTAGGTCACCAGGATTGATTCCGAGCTTGTTTAAGGACTCGTTTCCATATTTTAGTATTCCAATATGCTTACGCTCTTTATCGAGCTTAAATTGGTCTATATTTTTTATTGGCTTAACAAAGCAACGGTCTCCATAAGAGCGCCATTCATTATCTCTGTTATACAAATAAATTTGGTCAGGAGCACAAAAGTATAAATCTTCTTTAAAGTATGATCTACTATTCTTTTGTCTACCTTTAATATCATAAAAGCGTCTAAATACATTATGGTGTATTACAATAATATCACCAGGTTTTATATCGGTTTCAAAAGCTAATGGAACAGAAACAACTTCTGCCAACTTATTAACTGATTTGAAACTTTCTATTCTAGTATTTATTATTAATTGTTTGCCATTAACATCAATACTATTGTTATATCTAGAGCCTACAGGTTTAATTATAAAATCAAATACAGCTGTCATATTCATTCTAATATTCTAAATCATATTCAACGGAGATGGCCATGTTTGAATTAAATTTCTTCCAAGGCATTACTTCTTCGTCTTTTTTAATATATATATTATACGAATTATCAGTATTATCCAATAAAATATAAGAGATGCGATGCCCTCCATAGACCTCTTGACCTACGGAGTAATGCATTGCATCGTCTTTATAATTAGTCCCTATACTTATTTTTCTAACGACTGAGTCCATTATTTAAGCTGTAGCTTCTTCTGGCACAATCTCAGTGTATGATCCATCAGATAGATCGATATTGATTGCTCCATATTCTTTTTCTAATTCAGCTTTGAACTCTTCTGAAGCTTGGTTAACCTCTGCAACTTGGTGTAGTAATGCGTGTTTTTGCGCTTCTAACACTCCAATGTTTGAAAATAAGATGTTTAAATCTTTTTGTTGCTTTTTAATAGTTTCTAATTGTTCTTGTGTAATCTGTTTTACTACTTCCATGTGATTAAATTTAATTGGTTTTACTTATTTTTTAAATATCTTGTTATATAAACTTTGTTTTTTTATAGGCACTTCTAAAACAATGTCTCCAGGAAAAGTATAATCTTTCCCTGGTTTCATTAGTTTTTTATTACCTAAGTTGTCAATACCTAAAACGTCAAACTCAACATTTTCCATTGTTATGTTACCGCTAGGTATTACATTATATGGTTTGTTTTTGTCTTTGCTATTTTTTTTATAACCTGTTTTAGATATATTCATAGTTGTCTATTTTACAGATTTTGCTTTTCCGGTATTTAATAAAAATTTCTTTTGCTCTTCAGTCGCCTCATTAGTAGATGTAAATCCGCTGCTTATATTATATTTTGCAGCATTAGACCCTCTGCGACTTTCTGTAAATTTTTTCATTTTGTCATATTCAGCTTTAAGTTTGTCGTCTTGTCCAACTTTAGCCTCTTTAAACAATTGTCCATCTTCACCTATCCATTTTGCTCTAACTCCTTGACTACCTGGAATATATTTTTGTCCATAAGGTATCATAGTAGCTCCACCAGTCGCCGCATCAACTTTAATTCCTTGAGTTTTTGCTAAATCTTCAATTTTACCAGGAGCGTTTCTTGCTTCCGCATATTTTTTCTTCTGGGCGTCAAATCTTTCCGTTAATTCAATATCACTCACTTCTTGTTTCATTGGAGAGTAATTCATTAATGTTGGAGGAATTCCTCTTCCTGTTTTAGGCATATTTCCTCTGCCTGGTTTCATTTTAAAAGGGCTGTTCATTTTTTTTGTTTTAGTTGTTTAATTTTCTTTTATAAATCATTTGACCAGGAGCATCACTAACGTAATCTGCAACCATAGTATTATTATCTACCATTATAAATTTTGCAATGCTATCCCAATTATTTGGTTCATAAATCATTTCCAAATAAAACGAGCCTTTGTTGAACTGGTAGCTTATTGTTTTAAAATAGTTTTCTCCTAGCTTAGAATATGCCCCTATATATAAATCTTTTTTGTTTTTAACTTCAAAGTTTAATATAACAGTTTCAGACTCCCATTCTCCGGCTAAGAATTCTTTTGTTATTTTTTGAGCGTTAGCAAAAGAACACAAAAATAATGCTAATAATAATACTAATTTTTTCATAATATATTAAATTAAAGTTATATTATTATTATTACACGTATTTATTGCTTTTTATAAGCCTCCTTCTCCCAAGGTAATGTTTTGGCTCCTTCATTCATTTTTGAACGTGGATATTTTTTACCCTTCCAGTAAACATTTGATTCATCGTAGCCTAAATCACCTCTTTTCATTTGATCGATGTGTATAAGCTCATGCTCAACTGTTTTATTCTTTTTTAACTCAATTGGTGATACATCCTTATTGACTAAGATTGTACCATTAGACTGAGCCATACCTAATACATTGTTATCCATATCCTTACTGTATATTGGTGTATTATCAATATTATAAGGAGGGCCAGTCATTTTAAATGCCATATTAATTTAGCATTTTTTCATTTTAGCCGCTGGTTTACCTTTGGCTGCACCATATTTTTGCATAGGGGCAGGCGTTGCAGCCGCTTTAGCTTCTTTTTTTGCTGCTGCTTTAGCCGCGATACCAGCCATAACTTTGCTTGCCGCACTTTTAGTTGTATTAGCCACGGTTTTTTTAACAATTTCTTTTTTCATTTTTTTAGTTTTTAATTTTCGTTTTTATCTTTATTTTTATCTTCAAAGTGACTATATATTCTAATTGCAGTATAACCAATAGAAAGTATAAGAAGAATTATTTTTAATGCTGGTTCTAAATTTGTCATTGACAGAGATAGTGCTACTGCATTTAATCCATATAGTTTAATATCAGTTGTGCCCATTAAAGTTTACATTTCGCTCTCTGAGTAATAGGAGCAGCGTGATACATAGTGGGAGTCTTTTTAACTTCCATTCCATTTTTTCCATTGCTCGAACCTTGACCCATTGGGAAACCAGTCATATCTAATGGACCGTCCCACAAAGCGTTAGCTCCTGTGATACCGTTATTTTCTATTCTTTTAACGGCAGGTGTTACTTTTCTCATACCTTATATTTGTTATTAATCGATTACTATTTTAAATTGTTGGTCCCATCATACGATCATAAGATCCATCAGTAGGCATTCCAAACATACCTGTCATTGTAGACTGCATTTTTGGATTAAAATTTACAGCCGCACCAGATGGTTTTATACCTGGGTTAAATATGCGTGGTTCGGAAACAATTGGAGCCGTAGGAATTGTAGTACCCGTTAAACTCATATTTGTAGTAGTTGCCGCACTTGGTAACATACCAGGATCAGTCGGCATTCCTTTCATTTGATTGTTGTATCTCATCTTGTTTTGTCTTTGTTTAAATTATTTATTGCTGAACGTAATACAATATCTGTATATGTATTATTCTTCATTATTTTATTACTTCTTGCTGTAGTTGGAATATCTTCTTCTCCTAGCATAATCCGGTACATTCTATGTATTAGTTGCTTGCACTTGAATGAAACTTTATATATGTTATACTTCTGGGTTGTACGGTTTCTATTTCTCCATACCACTATCCATCCTTCTTTTAACAAATTGTTCCAGCGCTTATTGTCCCAACTATATGCGTATGTACCTATTTTATAATCTTGCTTGGTAAAAAAGTCCATGCAATCAAAATATATTAATAATTCTAAATCAGCGTCAGTAAGATCATAATTTCTACAAGCCCATCTGCGTATTAACCTATAATGTTTTAATAAGCCAAGACTTTTTATATCACTAGCTTCTATTCTTCTCATAGAACTATTACAACATCTTGTAATCTTATAACTTGATATTCATGCCCGTCAAATTCAATTCCATGACCTGCGGCCTTATCATAGTAAATAACATCAGCTTCTTTTAAACATTTAATATCTTCACTAACAGAAACTACAATAGCTTCTTTATATCTAATGTTCTCTTTATCTTTTTCTTTTAATAATAAACCATTTTCCGTTTTTGATAATCCCTCTTTCCTTGGAAGGATCACTATATTATTACCTATTGCCTTCATTGATTCTTAAATTATTAATTATACAATCAGTTGACAATATGGTAATAGCTACAGAAGCCGCATTCATTAGTGCGCTTTTTGTAACAGATAATGGATCAATAATACCCGCTTCAATCATATTAACTTCTTCTCCAGTTACAGCATTCAATCCAGAGCCATCTGGACGAGCTGCAGTTGAATTTGGTATATCAATACCCGCGTTGGTTAATATTGTCTTAAACGGAGCCGTAATAGCTTTTAACAACGCTTCTTCGGCTTTATTCTTGAATACAATTATTCTTGATGCATCTAAAAGAGCAATTCCACCTCCCGGAACAATTCCTTCTTTAATAGCTGCTTTAGTTGCGCAAATTGCATCTTCAACTCTATCTGCTTTTTCTTTTAATTCAATATCAGATCCAGCACCCACTTTTACTACTGCTACTTTTGCAGATAATCTAGCTAATCTTTTTTCTATTCTAATTACTTCAGCCGGTGGTAAGCTCGCTTCTAATTGTGATTTTAATTCATCAATTAAAACTTGAACTTCTTCTTTTGTTTCACCAACATGTAATATAGTCTCTGTATCACTAGTTATTGCTTTTAAACAATGACCTAAACAATCTGTATCAATAAGATCCATATCGTCTCCTAAGTCCTCATTTATAATAGTAGCACCTGTTAACAATGCTAAATCCGATAATGTATCTTTTTTATTAATGCCGTACGTCGGGGCATTAATCACATTTACTTTAATATTACCTTTTACTTTATTCATTGCAAGAGCGGCTAATACCGTCGGCTCTATGTCTGCAATAATAAGTAATGGCTTGTTTGCTTTTATAACGTATTCTAAAACCGATTGTATTTGTCTTATAGATTCAACTGGTGATTCAATAAGCAATACTAATGGATTTTCTAATTCAGCAACTCTTTTGTTAGGGTTAGTAATAAAATGTGAATTTACTAAACCTTTATCATATTGGACACCATCAATAATCTCTATTTCCGTTTCTGCATTTGCCGATGATTCCATCATAACAATTCCGGTTTCACCAACCTCTCTAAATGCATCTGCAATAATCTTTCCAAGTACTGGATCATTGTTAGTTGAAATCGTAGCAATGTGATCTATCATATCTCCATTTACTGGAACTTTAATAGATTCTAAATATTCTACTACTTTGTCAACCGTTTGTTCAATACCGTTCTTTAAGTCTCTTGCATTAACTGTATCTTGGATTGCATAAGCTTCTTGTAAAATAGCATGAGCTAATACTGTTGCAGTTGTTGTTCCGTCTCCGGCTTCTTTAACTGTTTTTCTAGCTGCTTCTTTTAAAAGTCTTGCCCCCATATTTTCAACTGGATCAAGTAATGTAATGCTGTCTGCTACTGTAACACCGTCTTTTGTAATAATCGGTCTACCTTTTCCGTCTTCTAGCATTACACATTTTCCACCTGCTCCAAGTGTTGAACTAACTGCTTTTGTAAGTTTCTCGATACCTGCAAAAACATTGTTCCTCGCCTCTTTGCCGAAGCTGAGGTTTTTAACTATTTCATCGCTCATAATTTAATTGAATTTAATTTAATATATATATTACCTGTTTTACGGCTTTTTTACCTGCCTTGTCCTCGATATTGCTTTTTATAATTTTTTGAAGACTTCAATACAGATGTTTTAGCTTTAGCATGAATACCTGGACGGCTTATGTTTTTGCTTTCTAATTTTGCGACTGTTGTTTGTGATTTTGCTTTTGCCATCTTATTATATATTCTTTAATTGAAAATGCATACCATCTTTCCTAGTCCATATACCACCCCAATCAAAACCTGCGTCTGTAAAACAACTAACCAATTCTTTTGACATTGTAGGTTCTTTACCTAATCCGTTCCATGCTGCATTAATGTCTATTGCAATTCCCCAAGAATGTAATGATAAAGATTTTAATCCACGTTTTCTACGTACATTAAAACAACCGTCCCAAGTCTTTAACTCGTTAGTTAGTTTTCTATCTATAATATTTGTAAATGCGTTTATCAACGGCGTAACGATTGCTTTATTACAATAAAGTTTTTTAGGTATAACTCCAACTTCTAAATGAACTGGTACATCCCAAACTGTCATATATTTTAATTCGTTTGCTACAATTGTAGGATCTCCCCACTTTTTTAAACATTGATTACTTGTTACCATTTCCTCTCAGATTTATTTTCCAATACATTCCAAATCCGTAATTTATTGATCCATTGAATCCAACGCCTACATTAGCTTGATATACTCTATCTTTTCTATCTTTATATATTAATCCCGGGGCTAACAATCCCGATGTACCTATAAATGAATTTCCCCCTATATACATTTGTCTTTTAGGATCCTCTTTCTTAGTTATAGTTTTAGTTACAAAAGGTATTTTATAATCTTTTATATATTCCCTTTTACCATATAACTTGTTTAACCATACTGTATCTTTAACCACTATAGTTCCTAAACTATCGAGTTTAATTGTATCAGCATATACCGTTCTAACTAAATGCTCTTTAAGGAGATTTTCAAACCTAACCTTAGAAGAATCACAATTGTCGCTTACGGTATATTTTTCTTCTTTTAATGGTACATACTTAATATTAGTTACTTTAACAGTTTTAAACACCGTGTCTTTTGTTTCTTTCCACACGGTATCAGTCTTAACTGTTTGTTTAACTAAATCTTTATCATTTGATCCATTACAACTTCTTTGCAATAATATAATTGCTATTAATGTTGCGATCAACCAATAAGAAATATTATTTTTAATTGGTAGAGCCATGTTTTGCTTTTATTAATCGTTCCGCTATTTCAGTTGCAGCTTGTGCTCCAATATAAATTACCGCAACAACAGTCCAGTTATCAGAATCTATTCTTGAACTGAACAAAGCTACTGAAGCTATGCCGAATGCCATTAACTTTCTACTGATCCATTTGTTAAGGAATAAATCAATCTTTTCTTTCATACTCATTAATATATTTTATTTAAGTTAAATGTCTGTGTATAAATAAAACTAGTAAGAGAGGCAGTTCCCCACTGAGCAGTTACTACCAACGTATTCGCTATCGTTGTATCAAATGTTGTAGAATTAACACTTCCAAAGTGAGTGCTTGGAGAAGCATAGCCACTTGAAAAGATAGCTGTTGTAGCTATTGCAGCGGTTGAAGCAGCTCCAATTGCTCTTACCGTTAAAGTAGCCTCTAAATTCCATCTACTGTTTGAAACGCTAGGTCCAACTGATGAACCTGTAAATTCTGCTAAAACAACTCCATCAAGTGTTTTTATAGATATAGAAATATTATTGCTAATAACCGAATTTATAAGTCCAGCTAAACTAAGTTTAAATGAATCTCCAACTACAAGACTATCTGCTGGCAATGTTAATGTACCCGCAATAGTACCGTTTAATAAAGTAAGTGCTGAGGTTGTATTGTTTACAGGAATAGTATTTGTAGTAAGGACAGCTAAACCATAATTAGTTATGTCCGATAAATATGCAATAGTTCCAGAAGCATCTTGAAATGTAGCCGTATTTGTTGTTGCAACAGGATTAGGCGCTTTAACATTTGTTCCAAAATTTGTGTCTATACCTTTTATAAATATACCTCCATTATAGATTTGAGCATATTTTGCCCCGCCTACACTTACAAAGTTAAATGCATTTTTATCGCCTGTTATAGATACATAACCAAGACCAGCTGGAGCAAAATCATTATATAAGTATATACTGCCAACTTTGGCGTCTTCTAAAGATACATTGCCAGCCGTTAATACTTGATCTAGCGTATTAGAATAATTGGCTACTACATAGCCGCCTATAGCGTCTGCTGTAAAACTAATAGTTCTTGCCGATCCATTATCTTCATTTTCAAACCTAGTAGCTATTAATAAATCAGAACTGTTTAAAGAAGTAACTCTAGGATAGCTATATATTATTGCCATTTTATATTTTTGTTTTAGTTGTTAGCGAATGGTGGTGGTAATGTTACATATACAGGATTGATAATTAATTCAATCTGTTCTGCAATATTTAATTGTAAAGCGGGTACATCCATTGTTGCTTCCATCCATCCGATAACTTCCGCTTCGGTTAAGTCTGGATAAGGTATGAATGCATCTGGTGTAGGTGTTCCTACCGCTTGTGCTCCATAAACATTAGCTGTAATTCCGTTCTCATCTGTTCCGATGTAAATCCAATGTACTGTTGTAACAACGTCCATTAATCCATCTTCGTCTACTCTGCAATCAAATGCAGGAAAATTCCAAGTGTAAGTAATCATATTTATTTAGTTTATTTATTATTAATTTGTCATCATTCCTCTAACTGTTATTCTTATCCAAGCATTGTTACCTGAGGTGTTCGTTAAAACTAAGGTTTGGCCCGCTCCTCCTAAAGAAAACACAAATCCAGACATATTGCTCCATTCTATTTGTCGTTTGTCTATCATATTACCGCTGCCCATACTTTTCCACCCCATATATACTGTACCTACTGCATAATCGCCTCCGTCGTCTAGTCTAATCATATACTCTACTATTGCTCCAGCATAATGAAGTAAGTCAAATGTTATAATATTTGTAGCTCCTCCTCCTATAGATATCGGCTTTGGAGCGTATATGTGTGGCACCTGAGCTG